CTTTGTCTGATAGAGAATGTTCATTCCAAAAGTGTTCTGATAGAAAATCAGCTATGTGTTTGCCATTTTCAGGGGTGGCCAACACGGATTTTATACTTAGATTCATGCAAGTTTTTTAGCTATGTCTTCTCCAAACTTTTGCATTTTGTACATTTCACGAGCACCTAGTAATCTTTGCTCGTATTCATCTTGAGGATCTGCACCAGCCATAATACCCATACCTCTTACTGCTGCTGAGTTGGTTACAAACTCACCATCGCTTAACATAGCTGGAATCTCATCGCCTTTCTCGCCGCCAGGCCCAGTAACAAGTTGGTCTCTTTCTACAAAAGTCCCATCTTTAGCATAGAGTTGACTGGCTATACGCCTAGGCTGTAGATCGTCTATGAAAGTAGCTTCTCTTGGAGGTGCTACCAATGGAGAGAAAGGTACACCTTTAGCTTGTGCATAAATTTTAGATACCTCAGATGGGTAGAACCTATAAACATCTGGTGTTACATCTTTGGCATCGATACTAATTCTAGCTCCAGGCCTTGTATCTGAATAACCTAAAGAACCTATGCCAGACTTTGCACCATAAGCTCTAGCAAGAGCTGTGGCCATGCCTTCTTCAGTATCTTCACCTGTGTCTACGCCTAAAATATTTTCTAGATAATCGTTAATATCAAAATTACTAAAGTCAAAACCAGCTATGCCACCGTTTTGAAATCTTTGTAACTGAGGTATGCTGGCTTGAGATCCTTTAATTATTTGGCCTCTTACAAGTGGAGAGAAATCATTAGCTTCTGCAACAAGAGATAACATTTCTCCTATTTTTTCCATGTCAGATTTTTTTTCTTTATCCTCTTCTTCTTTTTTATTAACTTCTTCTAGATCTTCTTCTGCTTCATCTTGAGCATCCTTATCAAATGGATCATCAAAGTCAATAACTTCACCAGTATTTATATCAGGAATATCAATATTCATAGATGGTATACCTCCACCAGGCAATAGGCCAACAGCATCTCCTGTTGCAAAGCCTGCAACTTCTTCTTTTGTTTTTGTGTTGTAAGGTTTACCCATAAACTCAAAGACTTCATCGCCTCTTTCTCTAGCGCGTTTAAACTCTATCTCAAACATTTCTCTAATGCTCATATCAGGATGCGTTTGACTTCTATCAAAACCTATTGGTTTAAGAATATCACGCATGTATTCTTGTGTTGGACCAAGACCTGACATAGGAGAACCAACTCCACCTCTGATTGCTTCGTAAATTTTTCTAAGGTTGCTTTTATCTTGCATATTTTAAATATTTTACTTTATGAAAACTTAGTTCTTTTTCTTCTGTCTGACATAACTGCACCACAGCCTTTATGCATACGAGATACTATACCACCATTTTGTTTTTTTATTATAGTCTTAACATTGGTTGGTTTGCCACCGGGATTACCAGCCGCACGTTTTCTGCTGACTGCACTGCTTCTTTGTGATGCTGTCATAGCTTTAGCTTTGGCTCTTGGTACACACTTTGGATACTTTCTTTTGCTACTTTTAGCAGACTTACGACCACACTTTTGAAACTTACCTTTTTTCTTAGGTGCACCTATGTCCACCCAATCTCCCTTTGGCCCTTTACCAAACCATTCAGTTAAGCCTCCAGTCGGTTTAGCCATTATCTATATCCACCACCACGTTTTTTGTAAGTTCTAACAAGCCAAGCATTAGCATATGCGCTTGGATATACTTTAAATTTTCTTTTAGCTTCAGCCTTTACCCTAGAATATAAACTTGGGTTAGTGGGCGTAGCTCCTTTTTTCTTAGTTGTTTTTCTTTTTTTTGCAGGCATTATTTGCTCCTGATTATAATGTTAAGGTGATATCACCATTAGTTTTAATACTTATATTACCAAGTTCTGCGCTAGCTTCAAACCCATGAGGGTCTACAGGGGTGTGTAGATCTATCCATTTGTTGCCAACATAAACCTGAAGTACGCCAATAGATGTATTCCAAATAACATCTCCAGCGTTAAAAGCAAGAGTATTTATTTCACTATCATTAAACTGTGGTGTTGAATTTGGATCAAACTTTCCTAGATTAATTTCTAGTATTCTAACTAATCTATTGAATAAACTTGCATCAACTTCGTTTAACGCTAATGGTAACCTGCTATCAAGAAGCTTTGCCATTATCTTCTGCCATCAGTTCTTATATCAAATCTATTGGCTCCTAGTCTCCACTTAAATCCAGTTCTTACTCCTGTATCTGCATCATCATCAGACTGAACTCTAAATACTAATTGACGAGCTCTTGTTCTTACAAAATTTTGTGTGGTAGAACTCGTAACATCACTGGTTGAATTCGTTGTTAAACTTTCGCCCGGATAATTTCTTGATTTTAAAACATAGTTTATTTGGCCACTTGTAGGAGTAGAGCCAAAAAACTTAACGTCAGGAATAATTCTGCTAACAAAACCAAACTGTTCGCCTTCATCAATATCAATATCACCAGACTCAATAAAGACATTGTCCATTGGTACACCGTCTGCATCTGAGCCAGTCTCGTGGTTATATAAAACACTGCTGTTTGCTGATCCTTCTGTTGCTAATGGATTTTCAAAGATCCCTTCGTCTAACCAAGCTGTTCTTGACAACTCTCCTATGCTCCAAACGTTTTCTAAATAATTGTATGTAATATATCTATCTATATCGTTGCTGCTTGCAGAACAATAGAACCATCCTATTTCATTAAATTCTTTATTGCTGAAAGCAAATATTTTAAAAGATTGAGTTACGTTTAAATCATCTAAAACATAGTTAAGCACACTACAATTAACTCTTTGAACAGCTCCTGCGTATTTATAGAAGCCATCACGAGCCATCCAGTAAACACCATCTGGTGCATTAACAGCAGCATTAGGTGACATCATGCCTACATTCTCATTGATTAAGTTAACGCCAAATGTAAATGGAGCACCAATAAATTGCATGGAGTATAAGGATGTATCTGTCCAAATAAGTATTTCTTGTCTTGCTCTTAGGCCGCCAACTATCTGTGAGCCTGAAGACAGTCTTATATCTCCAGCTGTATTGGTGGCTGTTGGCTCCCATTCTGTTAAACTTTCTTGACTACTAAAAGCTATAAGCAAGGGATCTACGTTTCCTGTCCTTGCGCTTCCTACTATAGGATCTGCGCCCAAAACAATAACATGACGATCAATATCACTAACAATTGTTTGCAAGCCTTTGGTTGGAGCAAGATTAGCTCCTGACAAAGATGTAATATTTACTGCTCTGGCTGATGTTCCGCTTGATGTGTCCCAGTAAAAAACACCACCAGCTCTAGGATTGATAACTAAATCTTCACCAAATGCATCATGCGACCACAATCTTAATTGATTAGCAAAGCTTGCCGCTGCAGCAGAACCCCATGTGCTAGAGCCCCATGTGCTTACACCCCAACCAGTTGATGGCACATAAACATTAAGGCCAGTATTGATTTGATACTTGCCTACAACTGAGCTACCGCCATTGCCACTATCAGATGCATTGGCTGTAACTGTAACTCCACTGGTGTTTTTTGCAGTTATCGTATAAGTGTTAGCATTTGTTATAGCATCTATTTGATACTCTTGATTGAGAACATTTGAATTAACATTGCCACCTAAACTAGAAGCACCACTAAAAGTTACGAAATCATTTGCTACTGCTCCATGAGCTGTATCGGTAACTGTAACGGTTGAAGATCCATTGGTTGCTGCAAAGGTAACATCGCCAGCTGCTGTTGTAGATCGAAGTGGGGTGACATCATTAAAGTTAGCACCCTCTTTGACATAATATTTTAAGTTAGTTCCCATGCCTAAAAACTTAGTGGATGATAAAGACACCCAACCAAGCATAGCTCGACATGCTCCTAAAAAAGTATTAAGACTATTTTTAGTCCAACCACCTATCTTTTCTGGTAAACCTTTTCTAAACCTAACTAAATTACCATCAGCCCAGCCACCTTTATCCATAAGGTCAGTCATCTCTTTATTGATACCGGGTTGAAATGTAAGTTTTGTTAAGGGCATTTTATATATGATCCCAAGGCTCGCCTTCAAACATTAAACCTTCTGCTTCTCTTCTTCTTGTAAGACCAGCTAAAACTTTGCCGCTTGCTTTATTCCATCTCTTCATTTGCGCAGGCACTTCATCGTATTTACCTTCGTTTAAAACTCTAAGCATTGAACTGCTTTTAAGATTGTTTGGCCCTAAGTTATACACCCAAGAAACCAAAGCATCAAACTGACATTGGTTTAGAGGAACTGTTACTAGGCTGTTAACATAATGCTCATACTCATCTTCTAGCTCGCGCCATAACATAAACTCTGATTTTTCTTCAGTCCATTTATCGCCTTCTTGCACGTCTTTAGTATGACCATAGCCTATAGTCCATACTCCTGCTGCGCATTTGTAGGCTTCTAATTCGCAACCTTCAAATTTTTTTATAATGTTAAATCCGTCATCTGAAATATTCATATTAATAGTCCCCCCAGACTTTTGTTTTTTTGCCACCATCGTATTCAACTGCGTGGCCTTCTTTGATAAGAAGCTGACAAATATCTTTGCCATCTTCTGTATAAGGGATCGCAAGTATTCTGCCATATTTACCTTTACCAAATGATTTAATGCTTATAGGACTTGAACATAACTCCACCAATCTATCTTTGGCTGCTAGACCAAGTTTTTTTTCTGCTAAGTCTCGGGTCCTTGACTCAGGGGTGTCTATGCCTGCCAACCTGCAGCGTTGTTTATGCAAACGGACATCAAATCCTAAGTCAAGGGTAACATCGATTGTATCGCCATCAACCACTCTCTCAACGGTTGCTTTGTATACATATGGTTCTGGTTTTTTACTCATTATCTTTTGTTGTAACTTTTCTATAATAAACGACAACGTCTTTTAATTCAGTAATATATCTTTTTATTTCTTGCATGTTATATGCCATGACTTCGTAATCAGGTATTGTCATGGCCAAGAAAACTAGCTCGCCCTCTTGTTTTTCTATCTTTGCAAGTTGCTCTTCCCAATTATCTGGAGTTACTGCTATCCATTGCAACTGTTTTAAATCAATCTCTCTAGGCATAATAGGCTGTACGATATTACGCTCAATAGGTTTTGCAGTTACTTGTATTGTTTTAGTTGGAAGTAGGCTGCAACTGAAGCCCATCATCAAGACCGTCAACATCACTGCTGATTTGCTCAATGTTTTCCATGATATGTTTTGTACCATTATTTATTTTCCTTTGCATTTCTACTGGGTCAGCTATGATTTTAGCAGTAAGTTCATAGTTTTGTATAAACTGAGTATATCTGTTTAGCTCTCTTTGAGCTATTTGACTTTTAACCGTAAGGTCTTGTAGCTGTTGTGTTTGTAGTTTGAAGTCTTCTTGTATAGATTTTATAGCTTCTTCTTGGGTGGCAACTGCACCTTTTAAAGAAGCATTGTTTGCTACAAGTATTTGGTTTTGACTGTAAAAATAATACGAAGCCACCATAAGTATTCCAATAACTCCTAGCAATACTTTACTCACCACCTGGCCTCATCATTGGTTTGAATTTCAAAGTGATTAACTTTTTCTTTATCTATGGCTTTTTTAAATAATTGATATATTTCTTTTTTAGACTTATCAACAACATCATCAATATAGATGACTGCTTTTATTACATCTTTCTTAGCCATCTTGCATGCACCAACGCCAAGCATCATTATCTTGATGCAGAAATCCTTGACATTGTTTATATTTTTCACGCCACTTATCAGAATCATATTTATCATTCCATTCTAGATTAGAGTTTTCTGCTATGGGTATGTAGCTAGATGGTGTTGAACAACTTACTAAAAACGCACCTACTAATGCTGTAATAAATATCTTACTTATATGCATGTTAATGTAATGTTTTTTCTTTTTCATTTTCTATAATAATTATATCTGTAAGTTCTCCAAGAACGATGTAACCATTTACTTCTGCAACTGTTTCAGCTTCATCTATATTGTTTGCGTGTATATTTGGACCATCATATTCTTTTTCATCATGTGTAAATTTAGTAATAAAAATTTTCACTTTTATCCTGCTAATGGATTTTTATCCGCATCTTCTATCTTGTCTATTTCTCTTTGCAAGTTTTGTATTTCAGCCTTGATGGTGGCTACATCTGTTTTTATGTCAGTAACATCTGGCACTTCAATACTATCTATTTCTTTTTCTAAAAACTGCACTGATGTTTCTATAGATGCAAAGCGTTCTTCAATAATTTTCATTTCATCTTCTGCTTCATCTACGCCACCAATCTTGGCTTCTAGGTTCTCTAGCCTGTTAACATACTCTGCGCCTGTATATCCAAAACCAGCAAGGGTTCCTACGATACCTACCAAAGCAATGATTTGTGTTGTTTTATTTTGAAACCAGTCCATGTTACCTCCAAATTTGTGGTTGTTCTTTTGTCATGCTTTCTAAATTATTAATATTTGTACTCGCATAATCATAAAAAGCATTTATGTTGTCATCTAGTGTAGCAGAGGTGTATATGTCTTGAGAAGTGTACCAACTAGGGCTGTCCGGTAATTGATATTGAGTGTAAGTGTTGAACTGTGGTACATAACCTATCAATGCAACTAGCCCGGACTCATCACTATACTCACCAGTTGATTGTTGTTCTTCTTGCATTTCTTCTTGTTGGGCTTCTATGTTTTGCGCAATAATTTTATCTGCTATTTGATCTGCCTCTGATTGCGTCATAACACCGCCAATAGCTGTATCTATTTCACCTTGCACGTTTTGTACTTGCACGTCAGCCATTACCACTTCTGTACCACCATCAACAGTATTCATAGGAGTGATGCTAATTGTTACAGATCCACCAACATCTGAACTCATAGATAAAACCTGGTTGTTTTGTGCAGTAGCACTTGCGTATTGATCTGACATGCTTGGTGAACTAGATGTACTTATACCGCCTCCAGATCCGCTGCTAGATGATTGCGTGCTTATACTAGAACTAATT